TGACACAAGATCATTAGTATCTGACCCTATTCTAATATCATTAGCTCCAACCAACCCTACATTAATGGCAGACAAAAAAGCAAGACCTGTTGTTGGGCTTGCCCCTAAAAGTGTTATCTCCGAAATTGCGTCTCCGTTCGCATCTACCTTAGACAGTTTCAATGGACCATCCACGGATTGGATTTTTTTACAACCCGATAGCTGAATAGTAGCGTTTGCTCCACCATCCGTTCCACCACTGTCATTGATAATCCTAATTCTTTCAGCTATAGCAGACAGAGCACTAGCGATGGCTACATTTGGCCCTGACCTTACTCCAGCCATAACTCCAGACAGACTAGAGAGAATATTAGAACCGTCAACTATTTTTCCAGAAGCGTCGGACGTAAACTCATAAGTTTCTTGCCACGGACCACTGACAGCACTAGGAATAGAACCTGCTTCAATGTTATCAATTGCGGTGGATAGTTGGCTGGAAGAGGCGGCTAAAGCACTTAAACCATTGTCGTTAGCTATCGCCAAACTCGAAGTGCTACTTAAATTACCAGAAGAATTAAAAATATAGGTATAGCTACCTTGCCAACCTCCTGAATTATTTAATACGGTGCTACACAGGTCCAGGACATTTGCTGGCTCTAATGCGTCTACTACTGCTGAAATTTCAGCAGTAGAAGCCTCTAAAGCACTAAAATCGGCAGGAAGAGCAAGAAGAACTGCTGAAGATTCTGCTAACGCGCTGACACCACTTACTGTATTCCAGCCCTGGTAACTACCGGACACATTAGCGACTTGTACAACGGTTACAGTATCTTTAACATCTTGAGGCATCAATGCCGATGCTAAACTGTCTTCATCGTTAGACGCAACTAAACCAGTTGGTCTGCCTAGCTCGTCGGTATCTACAAATAATAATGATGATAGTTCTGACATAACACTCCTCCGTCTTTATTTAGTGTTATCGGCTGATAGAGTAAACTTTGTTCTTACTCAGTCTAGTTCTTTAAGGATGACATCCATAATTTCATCTAAGTCTGATAAATCTTCTATAGCCTCGTCTTCACTTTTAGGTTCAACAGCCTCGGCTGGCTCAGTGGCTAACTTAGCTCCCTCTTCCTCTTCTTGCATGGCCTCATCAGCTTCAGCTTCGATGCTATCGACCTGCGCGTCATGTTCAGCCTCTTGCTCAATTTCCTTGTCGGTTTTTTCCGGGGTTTCAGACTTATCTTTCGACTCAGTAGCCTCAGCGACATCCTCTAGGCTTTCGTCGCTTTCATACTCAGCGTCCTTTTCATGAAGCTGCTCTTGAATATTACTCACCAAGTTCTTAATGTCAGAAAGTTGTCCGGTAATTCTTTTGAAATCTACTTTTGAGGAAGAAGCTTCTTCTAAGACGCAATCATACCCAGCGGTAATAAACATCTCAAGTAAAAAATCGTTTACATCTATGCACTCTACACCATGTTTTCCTTTTAGGCTTTGAGCCATCTCAGAAAGAATGCCTTTTAGAACACTACCTTTTGGGGCTAGTCTAGAAAGAGCCTCAAAAATTACCACTTGGGTATTTGCCAGACTTTTGAACGATGCCGGGTCTTGTAGGTTCTGGATGTTTACTCCGTACTTTTCATTAATATTGTCAATGAATACTTCTTTTACGTCCTTCTTGTACTCGAAAATCCTAGAAGAAAACTCTTGAATGTCTTTCTCAGTAACTCCAAGAGCGCCATCTACAGAAGCTAGGCAGTTTGAGAATGTTTCAAAAAGGCTCTTTTTTGAGGCTAGAGCTAAGTAAGGAACCTCAACAAGTGCTTCGCTTAATGCACCTACTGTGGTTTCAGCATCCTCGAAAACCATACCAGCAAGGTTCTTAATACTAGGAGCACTCGCCCAAACCATTTCGAAGTTTCTCTTAGACTCTATAAGTTCTTTTTTGATTAGCTCTTGACGGCAAATCATTTCATAAATAGACTCGTTTACGCCACGCTTTAAGCTGTATTCTCTTTGATCTTCTAATTCTTCTAGAGTTATTCTCGGAAAACTAAACGCATTAGAAACTGAATTAGATAAGTTTACAGCGTTCCTTACCTCTGGAACTCGTATAATCTTTTCTAGGTTTTCTGACAAGAAGCTGTTTAGTTGGGGAACTACTTCTAGTAGGTTTTGAAACTCTACCGACTCTATAATTTTCTCAGTGTTGGCTAATCGGGAGCACTGCTCATGAAGTCTCTTTTGGACCCCAGATAGCTTTAGTCTATTTTCCCAAAGGGTAAGAATATCCGAAAAGCTGTCGTCTGCCTCCCCATACTCTGAGTAATGAATGCTTTCAATGAACGAGTGCATCTTTTCATTTACAAAGCCATCAAAAGTCTCCTCGTCATCAAACACAGAAGAATCTTGAACTTTGATGTTTAAAAGCTTAACATCTTCGGAAATGTTAAAGTTACCAGTTATAACCTTTCCGCTTTCAGTAAGGTATGTAACTTGCTCGTTATTTCCGTCCATGCTAAAAAGCATAACATTCTCTCGGATTGATCTGCCGATGCAGTCACCCAATTTTACTAGGTGTGTGATTGTCTTATCTCTTTCCTCAAATATTCTTGAAAACATTTTATTATCTCCGTTTTATTTATATAGACTAGCTTTCTAGTAGCTCCTCAGCTTTTTGCTTTTGTTTTTTTACAATTCTAGACATTACTTCTTTTGCTTCCTCGTCCAAAGTGCGATTGAGCATAAATTCTATAGGACTCTCGGTGCTTTCATTAGCCGTTGGGGGCGTGTTTTCCGCAGATTCCATTCCCGCCGAAGGCAAGCCTCCCGTAGCTTCCTGATTAACTGCTTCCGTAGCCGCCTGTTCTTCCATTTCTTTATTCATCTCTTCTATGGTGCGCTGGGCTTCTTCCTCTGTCATGTCAAAGTATTCCATGTAAATATGCTTTTTAGGAAGAAGTTGAAGGTCTTTAACCTTAGCGATGATTTCAATCTTAGTATTGTCTAGGTCTAACTTTCTTTTTGCAGACATATCCGAAGGCTCAGGTAAAGTAATTCTTAGCTGTTTAATTAAACTAGCAGGAAAGCCTCGTAGCTGTAGGTGTCTCTTAGCTAGATTCTCTAAACCGCTTTGAATATCTACTTGAACTCGCTGAATAGTTCTAGCAAACTTTACATCTAGTTGAGACAAGTTTGCTTTGCGCTCTGGAGATTTGTCCTTCTCTACAAGGTAGTCCTTGGGGACTTTAAGGGCTGCTAGAAGCTTGTCTCGGTAATATCGAACATCTTCAATCTCACCTAAATTTTGTGCTCCAGGAAGAGTGTCAATCTTAGTGCCTTTTCCGTTTTTGGTAGCCACAAAGAAATCTTCGTCAAGAGACATGGGATTATACCTAGAGTTTACTTGTGAGGTAGAGTCTTGATAAAACTTTTCTTTTTTAAACTTTTGCTTGATTCTCTCAATGAACATCTCGGCTTTGCTTGTAGGCAGGTTACCCGTATCAATATAGAAGATACGCCGCTCAGGAGCGCGAGAAAGGCGATAGATCATCATGGCATCTTCCATCATTTTCAACGAGCGGAAGATTCTATGGCATAATGCAGCGATGGATTTACCGTATGGATAGAATACGGGGTCCGAAGTATGAAGCCTAAAATGTACGATTTGGTGCTTGTCTAGCTCAATATATTTTACTGGCCGTTGCTCTCCTGTGCCATTGTAGAGAACTTCATTAACGTCAGAAGAGGGGATCTCCTGAAGGAACTTCTTAAGGTATCCGAACTCATTTTCAACACGAAGAAGATAATTAGGATTAAGAACTTTTAATTTTTTAATACCTTCTTCAGGCTTTTCCACGTTGACAATCATTTCAATAAAACAATCACCGTACTTGACAGTATTACGGCAAATGTCCCAAAGGATTTTGTCTAGTCTAATATCCTTGAAGAAATTTTCAACTTCAGTAACAACTAGCGAGTTTTTAGAATCTATCGTCCACCTTTCTCCGCGAGGCCCTTTTTGAGTAGTATCGTCTGCATAAATGTCAAACGCTGCTCCGACCTCAGGATACTCATCCATTTCCTCATACTCTTTATATCTTTTCTTTCTGTTTAACTCATTCTGAGGAACTATAGGGTTTCTTACAACTCCACCTATTGCAGGACCATCCTTCCCTGGAGTATCTTTTAAGACACCTGTAGACTTAATGGTATCTCCAGTAAGCGCAGTAGCTTGTCCTTGGTCCAAAGCCTTCTGGACCGCTGGTTGAGCTTTAGTCGCAAAGAACTTTGCAAAAAATCTACCAATCGGCCCGGTTGGAGTGTAATATGTTCCAGCGCGACCAGCGGAACCACCAAAGTTGGTGTACCCACTTTCGTTTATGGGCTCTTCATTATTTTCTTCTATTTGATCAACCATCTGTAGTCTTCCTTGCTTAGAGCGCCGTGAGCGGTCTTGATATTAGCCGTGTAAGAATTAGTTACAGGTAATGGGGCTTCTCCTGGGATTGGCCTAGTACCCATAAGTTCCATCGGGGTAGTATCTAATAAGTTTTTGTAAGCATGAACAGAAAGAGCTAGACTCATAACAAGATCGTCATGATATCCTTTTTCTGCTTGAACTTTACCGTTCTCACCGATGATGAATGTGAAAAGCTCGTCGCAGGTTCTAGTAGAGTTAATTTTGATTAGGTCTGTTCTGACCGCCTCTTCTAACTCAGCTAGGATACTCTCTCTGTTTTTTGCTGTGATTTGAAACCCTATCTCTCCCTTGTCGTCAGCCCATAAGTTCTCATACTCATAGACGTTGTAGAGCCAGTCAATCAAGTTGTTTCCAATCGTGTTTCGCTCACAAATAATGTGGGCTGTATTATATAGCATACCTTCGTTAGCTAATATTTGAGCAAAATCATTTATTGCTGTCCTATTAGAGTAGAACTCGGCAACCTGTTGCCCATTATACATGTTTATTATGTGAAAAGCCGAGTAATCTCGGTCTCTACCTAGAGAAGTATCACAGGCGATCAAGTAACTGTAGTGCGGCTGGGGATCTTGCCACACGCGCATACGGTTATTGTGCTTGGTGTAATACTCTTCACTTGTCTGCTGGGCGACATTCTTGAGGATCTCACCTTCAATATAAGTGTCACCTGTACCCAGGAAGCTGCACTCATACTCCTGTAGCCACTGTTTCGTGGGCATGTTGGCCTTGGTGGTCTCTTCCCACTTATGAATGTCTAGATCCTTCTCGGCCATCTGTTCATACAGATGCTCAAATCCAGGAGTGAAGTTATACTCTGGGTGTTCTTGCCAACGAATGTCTATGGGGTGGAAGGAGTTTTCCCCATCCAAAGCCTTTTGATATACCTCATGATACCAGTTACCGATACCGTTGACAGTAGAAAGCACGAAAGCACGACCACCTGTAGAAATAATCGGATAAACAGCAGCCCAAATAGTATCAATATTTTCAATGAATGCAGCCTCATCAATGATTAGTAGGGATCCAGCAAGTGATCGACCCGACTGCTTACCAGAAGGTCTCGATTTAATTACAGAGTTAGTCTTGAGTTTGAGCGTATGTTTATTATCCTCTACGATCCCCGGTTTCAAGAACTCTGGTAGCTCATCATACATGAGCTTGATTCTGTCCAGCACCTCGGTAGACTCAGCATCACCCTTAGAAAGAATAACTACAGACTTGTGCTTCTGGAATATGATAGTCCACAAGGACCAACCAGCAGCAATGGTGGTACATCCTGCCTGACGGAACTTACGAAGAATGTTAAATCGGTGCTCCTGGAGATCCCCTAGAATTCTTTCCTGAAAGGGGTAGAGCTTGAAGGGTACAAGCCCTCGAACTGGGTGAGTAACCTTGATGTATCTTGATATGAAGTACACTGGGTCCTCTGCACATCGCCTAAATTCTTCTAATAATTTTTCTTTTTCCATGAAAAAATCCGTAATATATTATATTATAGTATATGAACACTTATGCTGTAGTATGTACTAGATCAAGAGAGGATATTTCTCCTACAACACACTCTCTATTAAACTACTTTACTTCTGTAGGAATTAAAGTATTGTTAATGTGTAACCAAGGATCTATTTTCAATGCTTACGCTACAGCATTCAAAAAAGTAGATCCAAACCCTGAAGATCTATTCATCTTTTGTCATGATGATATTGAAATCCATGAAGCAAAAGAAGATTTCCTACCAAAACTTACACAGGAAACTGAGTCTACAGATGTAGGTTTTATAGGTCCAGCAGGTACAACATATCTAGGCAAAGATGCTGTATGGTGGGATCACGAAAAATGGAGAGAAGGTAAACATAGAGGTAGGGTATTCCACGCTGACCCAAAAACAAAGAAGCCTATGGATACTCTTTACGGTTTCCCTGGTGAAGTTGTTGTCCTTGATGGCCTTTTCTTAGCCGCTAGAGCCAGAACAATAAGCCAAGTTGGGCTAGAGAAGCCAGAATACTTCGAGGGTAAGTGGGATTTTTACGATATCCACTATACGAGCAAAGCTTTCCTCGAAGGATTTACAAATAAAGCCGTAGACATCAAGATTATCCACCATTCTCTTGGTGAATTAGCGGGTAGAGACTCTTGGCACAAAAATAGAGAGGCATTTATCTCAAAAACTGAGTTGCCTCTCCAGATAAAAGAGTAATATCTACAGAATCACTCTTCAGTCTTCTTTTTTGTTGTTCTCTTTGCTTTTTTCTTAGCTTTTTTAGGCGTTTCAACTTCTTCAACAGCCTCTATAACCTCTTCAACGGGTTTTTCGGCCTCTTCCACGACCTCAACCACCTTTTCAACAG